ACTGAAATTGAAGGATATGATCCTAATACCGAAGCTGAAGAATATTATTCAGAGGTAGATAGAAGAATAAGACTTGAATTTCCCCACAAATTTGATAAGATAGATGGCAAAACTACAGAAAGAGCAAAACCTGCTCAAAATGTAGCCTCGGCTACTCGTTCTTCTAGAACTAGTCGGAGAAAAACTGTCAAGCTCACACCTTCACAGGTAGCAATTGCTAAAAAATTAGGTGTGCCACTAGAAGATTATGCAAAACAATTAAACATCACGGAAGGAGTATAGCATATGGAAAATGATAAACAGAAAACTTCACGTGCGAGTCAGACAAGAGTTAAAGAACAAAAAACTCAAACATGGACTCCACCCTCAACACTCGATGCACCACCAGCGCCAGCCGGTTATAGGCACAGATGGTTAAGAGCTGAATTACTTGGTACTGACGACAGTAAAAATATTGCGTCAAGATTAAGAGAAGGATTTGAATTTGTGAGAGCAGATGAATATCCTGAACAGAACTTTCCCACAGCCGACAAAGGTAAATACGCAGGTATAATTGGAGTAGGAGGCCTTGTGTTGGCAAGGATACCGGAAGAAATCGCGCGTCAACGAGAATCTTATTTTGCAAAGCAAACTAAAGAAAAAGATGACGCAATTAAGAACGATGTATTGAAGGAACAACACCCTAGTATGCCGATCAATAGTGAAAGGCAAACTCGTGTAACTTTTGGTGGTACAAAGAAATAACTATTTTATAGTAATTCCTATCCATCGAGTACATTAACTTAACAATAAAGGAAAAAAACAATGGCACAATCAACGACAGGTTTTGGCTTTAGAAGTACCATGACAGTTGGAAATACTCCCGCTACTCAAGGTCAATCAGAGTACAAAATCAAGTCAGGCAGTGCAAAAGGCATTTTTAAAAATGACCCAGTTTCTATCGAAGATTCAGGTGGAAACCAAGGTTATATTCAAGATGCTGCTTTTGCTGCAGTGGCGGATGGAGGAGCAGGCGGACAGTTATTTGATAACACCGGCGGTTCTGATCATTCACCTTTAATAGGTGTGTTCAATGGTGCGTTTTATGTAGCAACAACTACTAAAAAACCAACATTTGCGAACTCATTTGTAGCAGCAACAACTTTTGCAGTTGACTATAATACAGGATCTAATGACGGCCTAGGTTTTGTGATCGATAATCCTTTCCAGGAATACGTGATCAAAGCTGATGCAGCAGTAACTCAAGCTATGTATGGTGATGCAGGATATAATTGCACTAACCAAGCTGGCGACAGTACAACTGTTACAGAAGGACAATCATTAGTAAAACTAAACATCGCAGGCGGAGCAGCTAACACAAAGATGGTTAAGCTAGTTCGTTCTGCAAATGACCCCGAAGCTAAAGATAATACGGCAGCCGGAGCTAACCAAATAGTGGTTATCGCTGGTAAGTCTAATCTTTACAACGGTGTCTTATAATCTAAATAGGAGTATATAAACAATGGCAATATCAAGAGCACAACTAGTTAAAGAACTAGAGCCAGGTCTAAATGCACTATTTGGACTTGAGTACAAACAATATGCTAACGAAGCAGCTGAAATATTTGACACAGAATCATCTGATAGAGCTTTCGAAGAGGAAGTAATGTTATCTGGTTTCGCAAATGCGGCAGTAAAACCTGAAGGTCAAGGCGTAACATTCGACGATGCGCAAGAAACTTTCACAGCTCGTTACACTAACGAAACAATAGCACTTGCTTTCGCGATCACTGAAGAAGCGATCGAGGACAACTTGTATGACAGACTAGCGTCTAGATATACAAAAGCACTAGCAAGATCTATGGCAAACACTAAACAAGTAAAAGGCGCGGCTGTATTAAACAATGGTTTCAATGCAACTTTCGCTGGTGGTGATGGAGTAGCGTTATTCTCTGCTGCACACCCTACTTTAAGTGGTTCATTCTCAAACAGATTAGCTGTTGCAGCTGATTTATCGGAGGCTTCTTTAGAGCAGTCTTTGATAGATATAGCAGCAATGACTGATGAAAGAGGATTGAAAATAGCAGCAAGAGGAATGAAAATGATTATTCCACCTGCACTTCAATTCACTGCTGAAAGACTGATGAAGTCTGAAGGTAGAGTAGGAACAGCTGACAATGATATCAATGCACTTAAAAACATGGGGATGATTCCTCAAGGTTATGTAATTAATCATTACTTAACTGATACAGATGCATTCTTTATCAAAACAGATGTACCTAACGGTTTGAAACACTTTACAAGAGCACCTATCAAAACGACTATGGAAGGTGATTTTGACACTGGCAACGTAAGATACAAAGCTAGAGAGAGATACGTATTCGGATTCTCTGACCCTAGAGGTTGTTTCGCGTC